GAGGATTTTGAGGTGTGGCCTGATAACTGGCCTGCTGTTGAGATGTTCCTGCGTTGTCAGACGCAATGGCGCACAACGTCTGCAGGCGTTTGCGGTTTTGACTATGTAGCCCTTGAATGGCTGTTTAGACTGTATGAAGTCGAGGAGCCCGCGACCGTGCTTGAGAATTTGCAGGTCATGGAGGCTGCGGCGGTCAAGATCCTGAACAAGGAGAGCAAGTAAATGGCTGCCAAGTTTGGTCTGTTAATCGACGCCAAAACTAAGGGCGAGAACAACATCAAGCGCCTTGGCAACTCCATGCAGGGGGTTGAGGGCAAGGCCAAGAACCTTGGCATGGCTGTGCGTGGGGTTGGCAATGCTTTTAAGGCGTTGTTTGCCGCTGCTGCGGTTGCTGGTTTCAGCGCCTTTGTCAAAGGTGCGATTGATTCAGCTGATGCGTTCGGCAAGCTGAGCACAAGGACAGGCATTGCAGCTGACAAGCTGCAGGCATACGCCAACGCAGGCAAGCTGGCTGACGTTAGTCAGAGCGATCTTGAGACAGGTCTGCGCACACTGGCACGCACGCAAGGCGAGGCAGCTGATGGTGTTAAGACCTACTCGGAGGCTTACGCAAAGCTGGGCCTAAGCGTCAAGAAAGCAGATGGCAGCTTGAAGCCGTCTGATCAGTTGCTTGGCGAGATCGCAGACAAGTTTGCTGACTTGCCTAATGGCCCTGAAAAGGCAGCCATTGCAATGGACATTTTTGGCCGTTCTGGGTCAAAGCTAATCACCATGTTGAATGGTGGCTCTGAGGCACTTGAGCGTTTTAACTACGAGACCAGCGAGAACTTTGCGCAGAACGCAGAGTATTTCAACGATCAAATCTCAATCCTGCAAATCCAGTTCGATGGGTTCCGCAAGCAGTTAGCTGATGCGTTGTTACCAGCATTGAACGCAATCATGGAGGTGTTCCAAGATCTGTTTGCAAGTGATACAGACTTCTCCGCTCTGTTTAATGTTATAGGCGTTGGCATTCGCGGGATTGCTTTTGCTGTTCTTGGCGTAACTAAGGCTATTGACGAGTTGGTGCGTTTGATAACTACTGCTTTCAAAATTGTTGACGCAGCTCGCAAGTTTGATTTTGGTGAGGTTGGAAGGCTGGGCAAGGAATATGGCGTCGGCGTGGCTGAGCGTTTTCAAGTCAGCCGTGAACAATTCAATAAAATTTTGTTTGGCACTTCAGAAGCGCCAACGACTTATGGCGGCGGTGGCAGGGACTCCAGCCCTGTGACTGAGCAGCTTGATCAAGTTACAGAAAAAACATCAGGCAACACAAAGGAGATGAGTGTTGACCTGGCAATTTTCTTGGCGGATCTTGAGGCATCTGTAGCAGCTGCAGACCAGTTGGAAAAAGAGCAATTCGCTGCTGGCGCGGCAATAGCTGAGCAGCTGAATCAGCAAGATCAGTTGAACGAATCAACCAACAAATACAAGATCACGCTCGATCAAATCAAAGATACGCTGGCCAATCAAATGACCAGCGCGATTGAAGGGCTGATTGACGGCACCAAGTCTTTGGGAGAATCGCTGTCTGGCCTGTTAAAAACATTCGCCAGCATGTTCCTGCGCTCAGGTGTTGGCTCTTTGGTTAGCCAGATCTTCCCCAGCGCCAAGGGCAACGTGTTCGCTCAAAACGGCATCGTGCCTTATGCCAAAGGCGGTTACATCGGCCGGCCAACAATGGCGCTTATGGGTGAAGCTGGCCCAGAAGCCGTGCTTCCTTTGCGCCGTGGCCGTGGTGGTCGCCTTGGTGTTGAAACCTCAGGCGGTGGAGTTGGCAGCGTGGTGGTGAATGTTGACGCGAGTGGCAGTAGCGTGCAGGGCAATGAGCCTGATGCAAACCAGCTCGGCAGAGTTATCGGCCAAGCTGTGCAGGCTGAGCTGATCAAGCAGAAACGACCTGGAGGACTTCTGACCCGCTAATGGCAACGTTTCCCTCTATTGACCCTGACTTCGGGGCGAGCAAGACCAGTCAGCCGACTGTGCGCAATGTGCAGTTTGGTGATGGATATTCCAGCCGACTTCGCTATGGCCTAAACACCGATTTGAAGGTGTGGAATTTGAAGTGGGAAAACATCAGCGAGACAGACTCAGACACCATTGAGACGTTCCTTGAGGCACGCGGTGGGGCTGAGCATTTTGATTGGTCGCCGCCAGACGACACTGATACTTACAAGTGGATTTGCCAGCAGTGGTCGAAGCAGATGACATCGGCTGGACTGAATCAACTGACCGCAACTTTCCAGCAAGTTATTGAGCCATGAGCACTGCTTTTGTTGAGCTTCTTAACTCCGGCCCTTTTGCAATCATTGAGCTGTTTGAGCTGAAGCTGTTTCAAGATCTGCACGGCTCTGATGAGGAGTATTACTTCCACGCAGGCCGGAACCGTAAGACGACCGTGCCAAGCAACACGGACGACATCCTTGACGCCTTTTCTATTAAATACGGCGGCACGCCTTACATCCCTTTGCCTGTAGAGGCGTCAGGCTTTGAGTTCAGCGGTGATGGCACGTTGCCCAGGCCATCGATTCGCTTTGCCAATCTGCAGAGCCAGATGACAGCATTGCTGCTCGGCATCAATCAAATTACCCCAGGCAATGATCTTTCTGGCGCACGGGTGACAAGGATTCGCACCCTTAGTCGTTTTCTTGACAGCGATAACTGGGAGGATGGCGTCAATCCCTACGGCAACCCTGACTCTGGAGCAAACGCGCAGCTGCCAAAGGAGGTTTACTACATCGACCGCAAGGTCACCGAAAACAGGGACTTTGTTGAGTTCGAGCTGGTGTCATCTTTTGACATGGCAAACACAAAAGCTCCGCGTCGTCTTGTGATGCAGAACTTGTGCCAGTGGGAATACAAGAGCAAGGAATGTGGCTACACCGGCTCTGATGAATTCACAATCAATGGCGTTGCGCTTTCGCGTTCTAATCCGACTGGGTTTGGTTACTCAACAAACCAAGAAAAACTGACCACCGGCTCAGAGCTGACGGAGGGCAACGCGCTGGTTTCCACCAACGGTTGGTTCATCGCAAAGGTGCAAGCCGATGGCAACTTTGTGATTTACAAAAAGCCGGGTGGATCGTCAGACCATTCAATATGGCGAACGGGGACAGAACGTGGCACAAACACAAACGGCTACACGTTAAAAATGCAGCCTGACGGCAACCTCGTTCTCTACAACGACGACGTTGACCGCAATGACTATGCAGGTGGCTCTGTTCTTTGGGGTACTAAAACACACGAGCTAGGACAGATCTCCTCATTGACTCGCCTAAGCGTTGATGGCACTGATCAGTGGTATCCGGCTGACGTAGAAATCGGGCGCTCAGGAGCTTTTACTTGGGAAATCAAAGGCAGCAGCCCAACAGCTGCAGGACAGACGACAACAGCCACGCACAACTTTGTAGATGCAGACCATGAGTTTGGCAGCCGCTCCGTCAACGTCACGTTTAACCTGACCTCGATCGCTATCCCTGCAGACCACTACTCAAAAGACCACAGCAATTACACGGGCTTTGGCTGGAACACGATTACAGGCATTACGATCAACAGCCAGACTGGCTTTTGGAGAAACAATGAGGATTTTGTCCTGAAGATTGCTTTGACTAGCAACAATCCGTTTGCGTCAAACCATCCGACAGAAGGCACGCTGCAGGAGGCTGGGGCTGGTTACAAGGTCACAGCAACTGGCTACACAACCAGGCAGCTACGTCTTAAGGATGATGGCGTGCTTGTGCTTGAGGACTCTGATGGCAGCAACCCTGTGTGGACTTCGGACAATGCGGCGATCACTGATGAGCCAGAAGTTGTCACAGGAACGACGACGCCCATTGAGGTGTCAGGTCAATGCGGCAAAACAATCCGCGACTGCCGTCTTCATTTCACGAATGACGATGGCACTATTGGCGACGCCCACGGTGGTTTGCCGTTTGGATCGTTCCCTGCGGTTGGCCTGAATAACTGATGGAGGATTGGCAAAAGGCAGCGGTGCAGCACGCTGAGGCAGAAGCGCCTAAGGAGTGCTGCGGGTTGTTGGTCATGCTTGACGGTGCAGAGCATTATTGGCCTTGTAAAAACCTGAGCGAAGAAGATGACGTTTTCATCCTTGACCCAATGGGCTACGCGGCTGCTGAGGACACGGGCAAGGTTTTAGCTGTTGTGCATAGCCATCCTGCTGCGCCTGCTCTGCCTAGCGAGCCTGACAAAAAGGCTTGCACTCAATACGGTTTGCCATGGTTTATCTACGGCATGGAAGACCAAAGCTGGTCAAAGATTGACCCTTGAGTCGTCGGTAGAATCAAAGGGCATGGCGAGTAACAGCAATGCTTCGCAAAATCAGGCTGTATGGGCACCTGGCGGAGCACTGCGGTCAGAAAGTCTTTGAGGCAGTAGCAAGAACACCGGCTGAGGCGATTCGGTTCCTGTTGTGTAACTTTCCAGAGCTGCGCTCAATCATGGGCGCTGGACACTACACCGTTGCCGTTGGCCCGCACACATTAGAGCTAGGGGAGTCGCCACACCAGCTGACTTACCCGTTGATGGCTGACGATGACATCAGGATCATTCCTGTTGTGACCGGGGCCAATTTTTTTAGGAATCTGGCGTTTATTGCTTTGGGTGCCGTGTTGATCGGGACGGCGCTTGCTACTGGCGGTGTGAGTTTGGGCGCGACTGGCTTTGCCACTTCAGCAACGGCAGCGACTAGCGTCAAATTGGCGGCAGTGGCTGGAAACATTGGCATCGGCCTAGCATTGACCGGCGTTGCTGGCCTGCTTTCACCAACAGTGCCTACGCCTGACATTGACAACGATCCGCGCAACAACTTCAGCTTTTCTGGCGTGCAAAACGTCAGCAGAGAAGGCGTTCCCGTGCCGGTTGCCTATGGAGAGGTGATCGTCGGTAGTGTTGTTGTATCGGCTGGCCTAAACGTCGATCCGCTGGAGTGACATGCCAAAGGACACTTATGAATCAAAGCAGGTTGTACGAATCATCGACCTGCTGAGCGAGGGCGAGATTGAAGGGTTTCCTTCGGCAAGCGGCCTTACAAAAGACACAAACCCATATTTCTTGGCGTCTCTAAAGGACACGTTTTTTAATAACACGCCGGTCTTGGCGGCTGACGCAACTGTCACATCTAACTCAACAAAAGATGACCCAGACATTGTCGAGAACTTTAATTTCGACATGCGTGCTGCGATTTTTGAAAACCGTTTGGGCACCCAAACGCAATCGTTCTTGCAAAACGTTGGTGACGCGAACCAATCGACCACTATTGTCAACGTTGAAGTTACAAAAGCAACGGTGCCAGATGGCACATCTACGGGAGATTACTTCGCGGACGGCACCCCAGTCACTAGGCAGATTACGGACACTGATGTCACCTCTGTCAGGGTTACTGTCGGCAGCCCTGCGCTAACACGCCAAAAGAAAGCCACAGGCACCCTGAAATCCCTCAGGGTTGAGTACAAAATAGAAGTTCAATACAACAGTGGCGGCTTTAACCCTGTTGATTTTGGCGACTATACGGGCGACGATTATCTCGGCAACGGCAAATTTAAGCTGTTTGGCTATACGCCTGACCTGTACCAAAGAACGCATCTTATTAACATCACAGGCGATTTTCCTGTTGACATAAGAATTACGCGAACATATTTGTTAAATGAGCCAGACGATATTATTCAAGACACGTTTATTTGGTACGATTTCACCCAGAAAGTAAGCGAGAAAACACGCTTTCCAAATAGTGCATTGTTTGGCATCAAGCTAGATGCACAGCAGTTCCCGAGCATCCCGCAACGTAGTTACAAGATACGCGGCATCAAAGTGCGTATCCCGCACAACGCAACCGTGCGTGCTGATGGTTCACTTGAATACGACCCCAACGTTCCTTTTAATGGAACGTTAAAAACTACTAGAGAGTGGACAACAGATCCCCCTTTCATTCTCTATGACTTGCTTACAAATACAAGGTACGGCCTAGGCTCGCAAATCCTTACGCCTGAGGAGCGAGCAAAAGACTCAGCAGGCACTTTCACTGGTGCCTCTGACACCGCAAGCAATCTCGATCTATACAGCTTCAAAAAAGCAAGTGAATACTGTGGCGAGCTTGTAGACAACTTTGAGGGTGGTGAGGAGCCACGATTTACCTGCAATGTGCTTCTGCAAACGCAGCAGGAGGCTTTCAAGCTGATCGAGGAAATGTGCTCTGTATTCAGGGCAATGCCATTTTGGGAGGTTGGTGGCATCACTGTCGCTCAGGACGCCCCTGACGTTTTTGCATACACGTTTAACCAGTCGAACGTCACGCAAGATGGTTTTAGTTATTCAGGGTCAAGCCTCAAAAATCGTCCAACCTGTGTATCTGTTAAATACTTCGACAACAACCTCAGGGACTTTGCTTACGAGCTGGTTGAGTTAGCAGAAACATCCTTCAAGCCCATTAGAAAATATGGGTACAACAAGCAAAACATCACGGCCTTTGCTTGCACAAGCCGGGCGCAGGCGCGTCGTCTTGGCCTTTGGTTTCTGTATTCAGCGCACAATGAAACTGAGGTTTGCAGCTTTCAGACTGACATCGCTGCTGGCATCACCGTTCGGCCAGGCGACCTAATCAAGATTGGCGATCCTGTCCGTGCTGGCAAGACAGTTGCGGGCCGCGTTACGTCAGGCTCAACGACAACAGCAGTCAAGCTAGACCGCAGCGACGTTGACATGTTTGGCACACAAGCGCCGAGCACTTTCACGCTTAACGTCATCACTGAAGGCAGAAACGATGATGACTCAGTTAAAACGGACCCAAGGACAGGCGCAATAATTTATGAGGTCGAGGCTGTCGCTGATTCAACGATCGTTGGCAACACGGTCACACCTGGCGCAACGCTAAACAGTGCGCCTGTTGCTGGCAGTGCTTTTGCTATTGGCTATGACGGGTTAGCGTTGAGCCTGTGGCGTGTTCTTAGTGTTGTTGAGAATGAAGCGACCTATGAAATCACTGCCTTAGCGCATGAAAAAGACAAGTTCTCCGTCATTGAAGAAACTGGCTATACGTTTACGCCTCGCGATGTAACGCAGCTGGCTGAAAAACCAGACGCAGTTACCAACCTTGTTTTAGAAGAAGAATTATATGAGGAAGGAGACAAAGTCCTGCAACGTGTCAAGATCAACTGGCAGCAGTCTGCGCGGGCACAGGAATATGAAGTTGAATACAAATTTGATGATGAAAAGCCCCTAATCAGGACTGTTACTGCGACGGGTTTTGACATCCTTGATAGCGAGGTGGGTGTTTATGAGGTCAGCGTTACAGCGATTGGCTATGGCCTAGACGTTGAGCAAACCGGCAAACGTCGTTCTTCTCGCACTACCGGCAAGATCACCACGGTTGGTAAGAACACGCCGCCAAGCAATATCGCAAACCTAAATATCACGCCGATTGATCAGCACACGGCAGAGCTGCATTGGCCAGAAGCTACTGACCTTGATGTTCGCATCGGCGGAACGGTTGAGATCCGGCACAACCCACGCACCACTGGTGACATCAAGTGGTCGCAGTCAGAAAAGATTGTCCCAGCCGTCAACGGCAGCACGACACGCAAAATCGTGCCATTGCTTGATGGGCACTATCTTGTCCGCGCTAAGGATTCCGTCGGCAACTACGCGCCACAGTCAGGCATCCCTACGGTCTTGGTTGAGCTGCCAGAGCCGCAAGACTTAGAGGTTGTTCAGACCTACACCGAAAGCCCAAATTTTACGGGCACGTTTTCTCAGTCTTTCAACAGCGTCACGGAAGGCGGTATCACGCTTGAAGCTGACGGCCAGATTGATGACATCACTGACTTTGACAGCGTTACCAACATCGACTTCTTTG